TAATCGTTTGAATACGCTTTAATCGTCATACGACAACCATATTCATTTTTATATCCAATTTCAAATGGTAGTGCGCCGTCTACTTCAGAAAATTGTCCGCCTGAAGTTGAATAGTTAATAATCCGCTGCGCCCAAAGCATGGAAAAAAGTTAATACTTGATGATCTGAGTCTAACATAAAGAGAGATTGCACTGGCTCAGGATTAAGCATTGTTGGATACATTCTACGCTGTTGACCAACTGCTTCATACGACGCTAATGACATACTTAGCCCAGGAACCGCTACGTTTTTACAAAAGAATGTTAAATCTCGTGTATCCATAGTCGACGTATTAACTGGAAAGTTATTAATCGTAACTTCAAATAGAGATTGACGGCTTAACCCGCCAAAGCGATCCATCTGAGATTTAAAGTCTGATATATTAAACGCCATTCTATCCTCGAATTATCTTTCTTGAGTCTTTAAAGACTTGTGCTTGTGTGGCACCCACGAAGCGTGCCGTTGGTAAGAATAGTGCGACGTCCCATTCAGATGGAGCAATGTACACTAGACGCGATCTCATTTGTCCAATTAAATAATGTTTAATGCAAGGCTTAAATTCTTTGAACTTAGTTGCTGATTGCAGTGTTTTATAATTTAATTTTAATCTCGTAGTTTCATCGTAGTATTTATTATTAGCAGTATCATAAAGCGCATCCATTAACTTAGCCCGTAAGATTGGAGGTAAGTAATGCATGTTAATTCCCATGAAGCCACCTTTAGCTCTATTTATTGGAAATATGAGTGGAAATCTATCATAATATGGTAAAGTATCTTTATGCTTTGGTAAATAATTAAACATATACATATGCCCAAGTCTAAACTTTTGTTCGTAACGTTCTCTACCCATTTCTTTAATAAGCTTTTCAGGATTGGCCTGTGTTTTAGTCATACCCTTAGCTTGATCGCGATACCAGTCTCGAGACTCAGATGTGCGAGCTGGAACTTGCCCACTTCTAATACCACGTAAAAGAATATCGTCAAATACTTTTGCTACCATTACTTCAGCCCCAGTTCATGTTCTGTATAGATTTCAAATGCCCAGCCGCGATCAGCACAGAACGCGCGTGCAGCTTTCCATTTCGCTTCGTTAATGCCATACGTTTTTACCTCGTTTAAGTACCTACGCGATACCCTGCCTTTACTTGTTTTCATTTTATTCCTGTCAGGCGGTCTTGTTTGCGCTGCAGGTTTAATTTCAATCATCAAAGTTTTCTGTTCGCCATTAGCAATCCGCCTATGGACAACAACGTCAGGAAAGTATCTATGCCGTCTTCCGTCAATAGGAGACATATAAGGAATAACTACCTCTTCTGATTGCCACCACAAAACATCAGGATGTTCATCTACATAACGAAAGAATTTGAACTCCCACATAGAGCGATAAATAATCTTAGTCGGGTCACCCTTATATTTAGATGGGTTCTTTGGTCGAAACCTACCACTATATGCCAATGTGTACCTCATAATTTAATATAAATAACTATAATAAACTATTTATAAAAAACGACAGGGAATTTCCATGGTAAACTTACACAGACGCGTCGAAACATACCGCGCTAGAAAAGAGGCTACTTTTGCTAGCGGTTATCAATGTTTTCCATCTCAACCTCACCCGCATAGCTGTTTATTAGTTTTTAAAGATTTTACTTACAAGGCTGCAATAACTGATAACCCAGGATTGCTGTCAAGCGCGTTTGTACAGTCAGGTAATGGTCGTTCTTCAGGCGCAGAATTAAGAAGCAGTAACTCTATTGAATTGCCATTCCCAAAGCAATTAACAGATAGTACAGGTTTAAGAATAAATGGCAACGAAAGAGATCCGTTTGTTGAAGGTATTGCTAGTAAAGTTAATGACTTTATTGATGGTAAAGGTTCAATGACCGCTGCGCAAATTCCAGAAATGCTTCAAGGACTAGGCGCTTCAGCAGGAGCGTTTGGTGGCGGAGATTTAATGAATTCGGCTGGAAACATGGCAAAACAAGCACTTGGCACAGATATAAAAGATATTGCATCGGCTGCTCAATACTTGTTAAGAAACAGTCCTCTCCTATCAGGTAACGGTGTTGGCAAAGCTATTGATTTGGTAACCGGCCAAACAATTAACCCTCGCGAAACTCTTGCGTTTGAAGGTGTTAATCTAAGAAATCACCAGTTTGCTTGGGAACTTTACCCTAACAGTCAAGCTGACTCAGAAAGAATTAAAAACATTATTCAGACAATAAAGCGCAAATCTTTACCAGAAGTAACAAACTTAGCTGGGATACCAAAAGCATTTTTGCAGTATCCATCTATTGTAGATATTTATTTGCTCGGCGTTCAAACGGATCACTTCATTAAATATAAGAGCTCAATGATTACCGAATTTACTGTTGACTACGGTGCAGGTGGTGGTGTAGCAATTATGAAAGGTGGTAAGCCCGCCGGCGTAACTATCAGTCTTAACTTAACCGAGTTAGAAATTGAAACTGCGCACGATTATGGCACGGCAGGTGGCGATGATATTACACTTTCAGAGACACAGCAAAGAGAAAACGATAGTAGAGGAAATGCACCATAATGGCAAAATATTTTGAAAACTTTCCGTTAATAGAATACGAAGGAAAACTAGTACGAGATATTACTCGACGTACTAACTTTACTAAAGAGGTTTCTAATAACCCTTTAATGTATTTACCATATACTGTTAAAGAAGGTGAGAGACCAGAAGATATTGCCGAATTCTATTATGGCAGTACTGATTTTACTTGGGTTGTTTATTTCTCAAACTCAATGATGGATCCATATCATGACTGGCCAAAAGCTGAAGCGGATTTTAATCAATATTTAATTGCAAAGTATGGCGAAAAGTCAGGCTTAGTTGGTGAGGATATTGTTGACTGGGCTAGAGAAGATAACACTGATAATATTTTATATTATTATAAAGAGGTTTAATTAAATGGCAGTAGATATTGTAAAATTAGCACCTGAGTCGTTTAGAACGATTTACCTTCGCAAAGAGGATCGCATCATCCTGCGTACAGAACAAGGTCGGAAGATTATTATTAAACGTATTATCCCAGACGAGTGGAAGCCTTGGCGTATATACGATCAGGAATTAGCTGATAACAATAACAAAAAAGAGATATTCCTAGTAGACAACGCGTATTTACCACAGGTAACTCAATCATTTAGAAAAAAGATGAAAAGTAAGTAATGTCTGAAAATCAATTTAACCCAGGTGCAGCAGACATCGAAGAAGCTATAATGAAAAGCTCTGATGGTAGTTCTGAACAGAATATCACTGCGCAAATCGTTAGTTTTAGTTTAAGTCAATCCATGGATAGCGCAAGCTATACTGGAACGTTAACATTGCTCGATGGAATTAACTTGTTAGAAGGATTTCCAATAAGAGCCGAGGAAAGTATTGATTTAAGAATTAAAGGGCATGATTTAAATACAGAAATTAATTTAAAAGTTCAAGTATATAAAGTTGACGAAATAACAGTTTCAGAAAGTGCGGGCAGCGTATTATTCACAATTAATTTTGTTTCTGCAATTAGTTATAAAGCAAGCACAAGAAGAGTTGTAGCTGGGCTTCAAAAAAAATCAATGGACCAAGTTGCACGTTATGTATTTAACAAATACTATTCGCCGTTGAACTCAGACAGAATTGCGCTAGATGAAAATAACAGAACATTTGCATACGCTGCTTATAGAAAAGTAATTACTGCAGAGCCTGAGCGCAATTTCATATTGCAGTCGACAGCTAATATGACTGACATGGTTATCCCAAACTATATACCAGAAGAAGCCATGCATTACTTGTGTGGTGTAGCTTTTAATCCCGAAACACCATCGTCTTCATGGAAATTTTTTGAAACTTTAGATAACTATTATTTTGCGACTGACGAGTTTTTTATTAAAACCGCGAACAGAAAAGATTTGATTAATTTATTCTATTCCCCAGCCGCATCATATGATCCAAGGTTTAAGGAGCACCAAGTTAATAGAATTGAAGAATTAACTGTAATGAATAAAGGATTGGATACTATTGGTGATCTATATTCAGGCGCATATAGAAACAAAACTTTAGAAATTGATTTAGTAAGAAGAAAAACAATAACCACCAGTTGGTCGTACGATGAAAATGCAAACTACATTGACATGTCGGGTGACCCACTTGATAAAACTATTGACACTCATACTTCAGCGTTTAGAGATAAAACATTTACTGAAGAAAACGCGCGTGACTTCATCGTGTTTAAAGATTACCAAAGCAACGGTGATATTCCTAGCCCATTGCACACTAATAGATATTTGCCACAGATTGTTGGTAATAAGGTTTCATATGCCCATCACTTAACAAAGACAGTATTATCTGCTAAGATGAAAGGGCGTTTAGATATTCGCCCTGGGATGATTGTTAATCTTGATGTTCAACAACTAAACGGTATCGCGGGTACTCCTAGCCTTAACACTACAATGTCTGGTAAGTACTTAGTTAATACCGTTAATCATAACCGCGACGATAGTGGAACATTACATTGTGGTTTAAAACTATATAAATTTGGCTGGAGTAAAGGTGACACAAATGTTTGATCATGGCAAAGGTATTAGAAATCCGCTATTCTTTGTTGGAGTTATTGAAGAAAATAATGATCCAAGATTAGAAGGCCGTGTTAAAGTTAGAGCTTTTGGCATTCATGGAACTAATAGCGATATTGCAACTGATGAGTTGCCTTGGGCTATTTGTGTTAAAGGCGATTATGATCCTAACGGAGTCCCAGGTCTTGGATTGCCAGCGCTAAACAGTTTTGTATTTGGAACGTTCCTAGATGGAGACTCGGCACAACAGCCTATGGTTCTTGGATTAATACCAACGCAAATGACAGAAATCGTAGACCCTATAGCAAATGGTTGGGGTGTGATTGCGTTGTCAAATGCTGAATTACTTGCCCGCGGATCTAACCCCAGTGACTTTGGACAACCGCAAAATTCTAGACGATCTCGTGGTGAATACTTAGACGAAACATCTTTAACATCTCAAAACGCTGCTAGAGTTGAAGGTATTGAAATTGCAGGCAGACCTGATAGAGCTTGGTCTGAGCCACCACCAGCAGGCGCACCGCAATATCCATTTAATAGAGTTTTTGAATCGGGTAGTCATACAATTGAGCTAGACGATACACCAAATAACGAACGCATTACAATATACCATAAAGCAGGTTCTTATATTCAAATAGATCATCGTGGTGTGGTTGTTAATAAAGCCGTGTCAGACCAATATGATGTATTAGATAGAAACGAACATAAAGTTGTTGGCGGAGCCGGCGGCGGTTTTAGCACTGTAACTATTAACGGCAATTCATATGTTAAAGTAAACGGTAATAAAATTGAAGAAATTACCGGTGACTTAGAAACATTAGTTCATGGTAATCACTTACACTCAGTTGGTAATCAATACACAATGGTTGCTGGTATTCAGGCACAAATAAGAGCTGCTGATGTTAAGATTGAAGCTAACGTTAGTTCACTTATTTTTAAAGCAGGTAAAGAAGTACAATTTGAATCTGGTCAAGGTATCTATGTTAAATCTGACAAAGTATATATTCAAGCAATGGAAGAATTGCATTTAAAAGCCGATCTTACATATTTAGAAGGTACATCTAAACTTGAGATATTTGGTGCACAAGTTTTTGCAAATGGTACTGATGCTTTTGATATTAAGGGTGATACAGAATTAAGATTAGGATCAGGTGGCGATATACATGTTCAGACACCGGGAACTATTAATATGGATACAATGATTAACATGGCTAACGGCGATGCAGCCTCTGCCGACGGTGCTAATCCGGCTGAAGGATCTAAGAGTGCAACAGCTATTGAGGCACCAGAACCAGTTACGCAATCAACTTCAATCCACCCAGCAGAAGATCGGTATTCAGTTGGTGGAGGGGGAGTAACTTCTCGTGACGATGGCAATGATAACACAGATAATAGTGCAACACAAACCACGGTATCGACGGCAACACAATCTTCAGTCGCACCGTTACTAGACTTCATTGCGTCAGTAGAGTCTGCAGCCTACGGTCATTATGAAGCGGTGTCTGGTGAAATACCAAGCAACTTAAAGCCATCTCGACCAATCACTACAATGACTATCGGTGAGATATTAGATTATCAAGAAAGTGTTGATGCAGCATCAGGATCAGAACCGCTAGGTCGTTATCAAATTGTTGAAGATACTCTTCGCGGATTTGATAACAATGATCCACAAAGCGAAAGGGAAACCCCGCTTTATCAAAGAGCTGGCTTATCAAAGAGCGACTTGTTTAATCCATCAAACCAAGATAAAATGGCTATGTCTTTGTTAGAAAAGCGAGGTCTAAGCTCATATTTGGCAGGTACAATGACTATATACACGTTTGGTAATAACTTATCAAAGGAATGGGCAGCATTGCCAGTAGTTGATGGGGATGCAATAGGTAAAACAACGGGCGAAAGCTATTATCAAGGCGACGGATTAAATTCTGCACCAGAGGGTATAGTAGACGCATTCTTAAATGTGCTAAGAGGTATTACATCTTCTAACACAGCATTAGACACAGGAGGTGCTAGGTAATGAGCATTGAAGCAATGAACGATTGTTTAACACCAGATGTTAATAGAGTATCGGCTTCTTCCGTAACGCCAACATCAAATGGCAATGGCGAATTTACTTTATCACAGATAGCAGTGTTTGAGCAAGGATTTAAAGATAACATTACTAAAACCGCAGTTGGCAATTCATTAAGCCGAGCTGTTACAAAGTTTCCTGATTTCTATAAAGTGTTAGGCGATATTAACTCCAAGTTTTTAAAATCAGAGTTTGTATTAGGTGAAATACCTAAGTATGAAATCTTGGCACTAAAAGACCCTATGGTTATAACGCCAGTTGAGTTCGCACAATATATTTCTGATTATAACTATACTCCTATTGCTGCTAACTTTTCAGCAAACCAAAACCCGCCAAAGTTTTTACGCCAGTTAGATGATTTCTATAGAGGTAGTTTTGCTGACTCGGTAATGGGTGGTTTTTGTTCAACGATGCCAAATATATTTGGTGCTATTGGCGCATTCTTTGGTCTTATTGGACAGATAGACGGTTTGATTGGAGATGCACTAAGCTTCATTGCAAAAATAAGAAATATTAAAGATCCGCTTAAAGCGCTTTTTGATGCCATTAAAGTTAAAGCACTTATTGAAGCAATTAAAGAAAAAGTAACTAAAGCAGTTATGGGAATCGTTAATAAAATCAAAGACGCAATCACAAACTTTGATATTGCTAATGTTGTAAATCAAGTCGAGTCATTTGTAAAAAACACCGTTGAAACAAAACTTGCTGACCTTAAGCAGGGTATTGAAGATTTCTTTAGCGAAGAAAACATGGAAATGATTAAGAATAAACTTAAGGGCATGATTGATTATGCAGTAGGTTTATTTGATAACCCGTCTATAGAAGAGATTATGTTTCTTATTAGCAGAATATGTGGTTTTGCCGCTGGTATTGAAACTTTAATCCAAGGCCTTAAAGATCCATTAGACCAAACTGCTGATAGGTTCATTGACGGCATTGAGATACTAAAAGCAAATTCTGGTTTGGCAACTGCAGGCGCCGTTAGCGCAGGTGCGATAAGAATGGACGATGATACTAGAAGAAGAGAAATAGCTCGAGCTCAAGAAGTAAGTGATGCTGCTGGTGTTTTCCGAGTTACTGACGAGCAAGAAACTTTTGGTCGAAGCTACCCGTCGTATGAAGTATATATTAAAGGTAGCCATCCTGTTGTTATACCGGGAAATGGCTCATCGAGGTTAAGATCTGGTTGGAACGGCCTAAAGGAACAAACAAAACAAAAGCTAATGATATTGCACCAAATTTCTGAAATATCTGGGCCCTTTACTCTCGTTAGTGGTTATAGAACGCAAGAGCATCAAGACCGATTATATGCTGCCATGTTAGCAAGGAATGGTGGCGAATCTGATGGCAGTGTTGCAAAAGTATCACAACATACGAGTGGCTTGGCAATGGATTTAAAATGGAGATCGTTTACCAAATTTGGCACAGAAGCTGATGATGTCGTCGATCACGCAAGGGCTCTAGGTTTTAATGGCATTGGGCGTTACGACACTTTTATACATATAGATCTTAGAGGAAGATACGAGCCGTGGGATAAACGAACTGGAACACGCCCGCCTGACGCTGTCGGACCACCTCCAGTTGTTGAAACACCACCGCCATCGCCAGACGACGACTTGTACCCAGATGCTAAAGTGCTTTTAGATGTTTATGATGGTGTGTATAACGACGGAGATTATGTTATGTTTGAAGGAAGAATGCAACGAGTTAACTTAGTTGCAGAGGAAAACGAAGATTTCGAAGCACAGTATTCAATTGGTGGAAATTGATTTAAAATGAATAATATAAATTCACATAAATAACAGTAAATGTAAGTCTAGGATACCAACACAATGGTCGTAAATTTAGTAACGCAGAGACAAAAGAAAATCTCTATATATTCTGATTTCAAGAAGAACCTTGAGATCAGCCCGTTATCACAAGATCTTACTGTTAATAAAGACGAAGACGCTGTCAAGGAAGCAATCATTAATTTGCTTTTAACTGACAGAGGTGAAAGACTAATGCAGCCAAACATTGGTGGCAATTTAAGAGCTATGCTTTTTGAAAATATAACACCCGGCACCCTAACTATGATAGAAGATCAAGTAAGAACCACACTTGATATATACGAGCCAAGAGCAGAGATCATTGATGTTCTGGTTACTTCCAACATCGACGATAACGTTGTTAAGATACAGGTTCATTTTTACATATCAAATAATCAGCAACCTATATCTGTTGACGTATTTCTAGAGAGGACTAGATAAATGGCTAAGCTAAATATTTCTGAATTAGATTTTGAGTCAGTCAAAACACAATTCAAACAATACTTGCAATCGCAAACACAATTCAAGGATTATAACTTTGAAGGTTCAAACATGTCAGTATTACTTGATGTGTTAGCTTACAATACATACCAGAATAACTTTTATACGAACATGGCTGTTAACGAAATGTTCCTTGACTCTGCAGTATTAAGAAACTCTATTGTTTCACACGCGAAAGAACTTAATTATCTTCCAAGATCCAGAAGGTCAGCTAAGGCTGTAGTTAAAGTTACTATTACAGATGAAAACGCTACAGGCCAAGCAATCACAATCCCTCAATACTCAGCGTTCACATCTAGCTACAACGGCGAAAACTTTGAGTTTGTCACTAACGTTACATACGTTGCCAAGAAAACTGCTCCACGGACATTCGTTGCTGAAAACGTTGAAATCTTTGAAGGCCAGATGCTTGCAAGTTTTGAGCGTGAAGGTTTCTTTGTTGACGAAGACGGTATCCTTCGCGTAACGTTATCAAATGAAAACGCAGACACTGACTCTGTATCGGTATTCGTTGATGCTGAAGCAACTGAAAACGAAAACG